GTCCATGTCCCGGCCGTATCTGCGCCCGCTGTGTACGTTGTGCCGCCTTTCACCGCTAGGAGGCTATCACCTAGACTTGTTTGAATCGTCCAACCTGTCGGCGCTGAATCTGCGTAAATCCACATATCAGTACCGGAAGGCACGTAATCGGGAATTGGTGTTCCGGCATTAAGTCGTGTTAATTTACACACTGCTTGTATGGCTTCCCAATTCTGTCGAATATAGTTAGACCCAACGGGTATATTTCGTTGGTTCGTTGGCTCGGCGGCTCTCCACGTCATCCTAGTACCTCCCTACGACACGACCGGAAAAGAGCTGTTGCCCCGTCCTGACCTGTGCGGTGCTTTTGTGCTCTTCGTACATTTCGCGAAGCGTATTAGCCCCGTCAAGATCTCGCGACGCTGTGAGTTTTTCTATTGCTGTCCCGTACGCAATAATAGGCCCCCATTCCTCTCTTGTGGGTGTCTGTGTCCCGGCTGTCAAGGTCGTGGGGCGCAAAACACTCTGTATTTTAACGGGATAAATTGCATCTGGCGGGTGCCTGAAAACAATATTTCCACCGTAAATTAATGCGTGTTGGGGCCGCTGCTCGTCGTACGTGCTATTTTGCGGGAACCTATCATAAAAACTCTCGGGATCTAGCCAAACACGGGCCTTGATGTTATTAACGTACAGGGGCGCTTGTATAACGGTCGCCTCATCGTCGTTAATTGCATAAGTGTCCGTAGATGCAACGGTATTAAATTCATACCAATCAAGCAACTCGCCCGGCTGAACTTCAAGCGGGAACTTGTAATAATAGTACCGGTTGATATCGTTGCCCAGGTCCGTATCAGAATACGCGGCGCCCTTCTTTTGGGTAAGAATGCGCACGTATGCTTTGATTTGGTCTAAATCCCATAGAGCCATTTATTTTACCTCTTTAAGCGGTCTAAGTCCGTCAATCCCTTCAGGTGAGTAAGGAACGTGCACCGACTCGCCATCTCGGTTTTCTAGCTTGTAATAGTCGCCTGTCCTTTGGTCCTTCCAAAAGGTATCAAGGATCTGTACGAAATACATATTTTCATAAGTATTCGTAGGCTGCAAGTTGCCGTGATTGTCTTTTTCCCAATGACGTTTTTGAATGTTATTGAGGTGGTCGGCAATCTCGGAAGGTAAGCAATAATCTGTGTTGTCTGACAAGCGGTATTGATCTTGCTGCTTGCAAAACTCAAGTGCTGAACCTCGCTCGCCGGGCTTGAAGTTACGAAACTTAGCCAATACCATAGGTATAGGCTCATCTTTAGATTTGCGCTCTTTCTTCCCTTTAGAAGTGCGGATCTTGATTTCGTCTTCCCACTCGGACAAGTTTTTTTCTTTAGCTTCTAAAGAGTCCATCATAGCTTCCATCTTGGCCGCTTGCTCTTCTAGTCGCTTTTCCATCAACTCTAGTCTTAGATCTTGGTCACTCTTCATGGTCTTTTCCTCGCCTGATATAACGGGGAAGTTCATAGAGTTTTCATCAGATTTTTTCTTTGCCATTTACTGCTTGTCCTTAAAGGTTATAAAGAGGGGGAGAAATCCCCCTCTTAGATTATCTAACCAATGTCGCCAAGAGCTTCAAAGGCCATGTCATCAAGTTCGCAATAAACTTCCATAACATCCCCGTCTACTCCAACAACACTAGTACCAAGCGTGATACCCGCACCGCCATTATCTTTCTGGTTGGCGCTTACATTCTGAGCAACACCAGCGCTTGCATAAGCGGTGAATGCGCTAGAATCAACATCAAGTGTTATTGCTGAACTTGAAGCCGCGACTACCTTATAATGTGCGTTGTTGATCTCTACCATTCCGACTACGGCGCTGATATATACATAATCACCAACTGAGGCCGTATTGGTCGCTGTTACGACTGCTTGAGTAGCTGCCGAAATTCCTGTGATTGTATACTTGTTTTCAGCGAAGTTAGACGCATTGTAGCGTGTAACACCGTTGGACGTGATAATCACGCTGTTTACTTCACCGTCACCGGTTTTACGCATGTATGCGTATCCGTTGGCCATGCCTTCAGACCATTGAGCTTCAACGTTTGTATTGTCCGTTGCAAACTTGGTCTTGTTAAGGATACGTACTTTAGTCGGCGCGAATCCTACAATCAGATTGTAAGCAGCTCCACCCGACGTAAGGCTAAAAGATCTCGATTTCATGACTTATCTCCTATGTTAGTCGGTTGAACGTGTGCACTGTACTTTTCTGATCCAGTTCTGGTTTAGAAGGATCGCTGTGTGAAGCGTCTTCCAACCTTGTGTAGCCCGCTGATCCAATGGATCCTCAGTACCACCGCTACCAAGCTCCTTGAAGATATGTCTTGCAATACCTTCTTCAAGCTCTACAACACCGTAAGAATCCTGACCGCATACAAAGATGTTGTATGTGTCTGGGGTTGTACTTACGTCGATAGATCCTAGGGGCGATAGGCACCATCGGATATTATCGGTTGATCCCCACTCGGCGTCCATTTTGAACTGTTGATCTGGGTATCTGCTGGTAGGCACAAACGACGCTAGTGACTGAAGATCACGCATCAATTTAGTGTGGCCCATTGCCCAAAATGCTTCACGAATCGGTACGGTGCCTTGCTTATTATCGCCAGGGATAACAGGGCTGAACATGTCCGCGGAAGCATTCAAAAGAGTCTCTACCACGATATCTAAATCTTGGTCTGTCATCTCTGTTGGGGTATTGGAATTGTCGCCAAATTCACAGGCATAGACGGAGGCTGTAGCCTCTAGCTCTTCCATTGTGACTTGGTCGACCGATTCTCCCATTTGCTGACCCAACAACTTAGCGTTGTCGTTTAGCGTTGGGGAATCAACCGTATACTGAACAACATCCGTAACGGTAAGGTAGTCGCCATACTGGGACACATCCGCTTGAATGTCGATCACTTGCAGTTGCTTGCCGGCCGGTGTCACACCCTCAGAAAGTGGGGTAGTGTTCGGGGTCAAGTTTACTTGTCGACGAAATTTCGCCGTTTTTGACTCTCTCGATGGTAGTCTTTTACGTTGCCCAAACAAGTTATGAATGAGCTTTGGGCGTGCGCGTGCAAGTAGTTGTTTATCAAAATAAACTTCTGCTCCTGCGCTCACTTCTGCTGTGGTCGTTACGTTCGACATTTGCTAATACCTTCATGGTTGGTTAGCCTAGCCTTGCGCGATCACCCATACGTAAAATTTCCGCGTCTGACATCTTGGCGTAATCCTTAGCTGCGCTTAGAGCACCCTTTCCGCCGACTTGCGCCGGGTTGCCGGGTTTCTTTGCGTTCGCTTCGGCCCTTTTGGCGTGGTCGTGCTGGCTATTCGCCATTGTGTCACGATAGTACGCTTGAGAGTTTTTACATGCCTCGTATGCCGCGATATATGGATTCTCAGCTTGTAAACAAGCTTTTGCAACGGCTGGGCTTAGTTGTTTCCCATATGAAGAGATCACCGAATCTAGGTCGCTGTAAGTAGCCTTGGCCTCAAGTTTCACCATCTTTTCCGCTTTCGCTTCTAAGACTGCGATCTTTTGGTCATATTCCTGCTGCTTGCGGGATACTTCGCCGTAGTTCACGAGATCATCAGGATCTCGGTAATCAACAACTTGCTCTTTACTTCTCTCTAGACGGTCTAGCCGGTCGGCAATTACTGCTAATTGCTGTTGGGCTAAACTGGCTTTGGCTCTCTCTTCACCTATTTCCTTGTCTTTTGATTCTTCCAGTTTACGAAAATTGTATTCCTTGGAACCCTGCTGATCGGCGGTATCAGCTATAACGCCTTCGTTTTGAACCTCAGCGGGTGGCTCGTCTGTAACGCTGCTTTGTACTTCAGTCATAACACTCCTGTAACGCTGGTAAGGAAGCGACCCCGTTTATTTATAATGGTCGATCATGCGGCCCACTGACCCGACAACAACCTCGTCGACATGCTGGTTTTCCAGATGTTCGGGGATGATGATATTCAGGTTTCGCGGTAGACACCTAATCAAATCCATTCTGCCACTCTCCCAATCACAATACCAAACCATGCTATTGACTTGGGGGGTAGGCTTGTTGTTAAAAATCTTTACTGCTCTATGAGATAAATAAGGGTTAAAATCGTCGGGGCGTTCGCTAACTCGAATCCACATTTTCTTGAATCCAAATTCAGACGATTTAACCGCATCCTCAGCAAGTTTCCAAAGATCCTTGATAAGCTGCTTTGCTTTACCGCGTCGAACGTCTCCGATTTCAGCCATTATTTAGCCCTGTGCCCTTCGATTACAGTAAACGGAAATGGGCTTTTGCTTCCCTTATCCATTCCATGATCACCGCTATAAGCACCTTTGCCTTTAGCTTTTTCCATGCCCTCGCTCATCTTTTCGCGCGCTTTCATTCCCATCTTTTTGGGTCCGTTACGCATTCCTAGACTTTCTGCAAGTCGGCTGTTCATACCTTCTTTCATGTCATCCTCACTTTTGGTTTACTACGCTTGGCCGTCGCGTAGGCAATTACTATGCTTCTTTTGAGATTTCCCAATCTTGGGCCAGCAATTCCCTAGCTCCACCCTCGGGGCTCCAAAAATGAATAAGATCAATGAATGTGCCTTCATCTGCGCCAGGATACAAGCTTTGCTTTAGCAAAAACTTGTCGTGCATGAATACATATTCTTTTTGATCCCATTCTGAACGCTTAACTTTAGAGCCGCTGCGCAAAAGCGTTAGTGCTTCACCGAAATTCATTGTTGTGCTCCTGCTTGTTCAAGCGCTTGTAATAGTTCGGGCGGGAAGTCGTCAAAGGCCGCATCCGCCGTTTGTGTGGATTTTGCGTCTTGCATTGCGACGCTTCTATCAGTCTCCGCGATTGACTGTTTTACGCTGAAACGATCTTCTAGGTTTTCTTGCTCTTGGATTGTCTGAAGGAATTGAAGCGATGCAATGGCGTTTTGAAGGTCCATTGATTGAAGCTCTTTAATTCCCTTGATCCGATCTAGGTCTGCGCTCGCTGCGTTCTTCGCGGCTTCAGACTCACGCCACACGGCTAGTTTTTCGTCTGCTACTCCGCGGCGTCGCTCTTGCTCGGCTAGTGATAGGTCTTTCACAACCTTCGCATTGCCTAGGCGCATATTTAGTGATTTTAGTTCGTCCATCTCTTTTTCTTGCTGCTGGGCTTCTTGTGCCTGTGCGTCGTATGCCTCTAACAGCTCGGCTTTGTCTTGGATTGGAAGTGCCTTAATGATTGCACGCTGAGGTATGTCTATGCCTGCGGCTCGCGCCTGCATCAACTGGACGTAGTGCATTGATCTTTGTGAGTCGGTCAATAACCCTTCTTCAATTGAAACATCGAAACGGCTTAGGTCGACATCATAGAAGTTTGGCGGTACTTCTTTTTCTGTGATTCGTGTGATCTTTTCGGGTGTAAAGCTCGCTTGCATCATCTTCATTAGTTTCATGGAACAAAGCGACTGACTGAAGCTTAGACCGTCAAATACGTCTTGAAGAGTGGTAAGGCTGTTGTAAGCCCTATTCTTGGCTAGTGTGCCGCTAATCTGTGAGTTTCCAGTATCGCCAAGGCCTAGAAGCTCATCACTTATACCGGCGTCCTCTTGGATATCTCGTGCAATCTCCGCGGCAAGCGCTGGCAATGATTGGGGGATCTCGCCGGGTCTGATCTTCTCGACGGCCTGGGGTGAACTTCCTTTCTTACGGGCAATAACGACACCTTGGCCGGTCTTAGCTAAATCGAGCGGGTTTTTAACTGAACCCTCTTCGTAAATAACACCGCTGTTTGCCTGGCTTCGAGCTATGTCCGTCATGCTCATTCGCAAGATGTTAAACTCGCGGTTCGGGTCACGCATTGGGCGGATCAAACCTTGAAGCTTATAACGAAAGTCATCGAAGTGCGAAACGTAGTCACCCAGGATTGGTACAAAGGGGTAATCCTCTATTCCGCACGGGTCCTCTTCAACGTCCATCACTCTGTTTTGCAAATAAATAACGCGTTCAACGCTAGGAACATAGCTTTTTGCTACTGCCACAAACGGGTATTCCTGCAAAAAGAGACCTAGGGCCTCATCGCTGCCATTCCATCGCATTGTACGACCTGTTGGGCGCTCGATAAGGGTCTTTACTTCTTTGTGCGTACGTCTCCAAAACTCATCATAAGCAAGCAAGTTTTGCTCTGAGTTGTCATTGATCCGTAGGTACGGGAACTTATCTTGATAGTCACCAACACCTAAGCCTAGGGATTTGATATCACTTTCACTATCGGGTAAAAGCATCAAAGCCTCTTGCTTCGAGACGTAGCGCCGACGCATGATATAATCCGCATTCTTTAGCGTCTGATCGCTAAACTTTGGATCAATCAAAAATGAATTGTATGGCTCGATTGCCATCTTTGGATCACCGTTCACCAAATCTTGCGTATAATCAAGATAGGGATTCATTAGCGAAATCCCTGGGATCATCGCCATTTTGAACGCTTCAGACTGGGTATAGTGGTAATGACTGACTTTTTGAGCCCAAATGAGAACATCGGACCAAATATCGGCCACGTCTTGATCACTATTTTCTTTGGGCTTGATGATTGAGCTTAGACGATTGCGGCGTTCGTATCCTGTGACTAGCTTGATATTTCGGCGGCACTTATTATAAACGACAGGGGTGCGCTGTTCCTCGGCGAACTGCTGTATTTCTGCATCCGTCCACTGTCGGCCTAGATAAAAGCCTTCATCTCGATACGCCTCAGGTAGCCAGGCATTCCATTGTGCGCTAGCTTCTTCATACGCGTCGTCGAAATCCTTTTGATAGTCATTATCCAAGGTGGTTCCTCAAGCGTT